CGGCAATCTCTCACCATGGTCCAACCCCCGGCCGTGAGAACCGGGCGCGAACGTCCAAACGTCACTTCCTCCAAGACAGAAGTAGGCTCTTCGAGCGTCATCTCGTGGCCAGACTGATCCAACACATCGCGGGCAAAAGTACTCAAGACCCGGGAAGCATCCCGGCCACGCAAAAAGACTAACGCATTGTCGCCGTCGACAAGCACGTCGAACGGTACATTGTGGCGCCGAAGCACCGCGACAACCACCGCGAGCATGATTAGGGTATTTCCCATGCCCGTGTTAAAGTCTCCGCTTGCGCGGCCACCTTCCCGCGAAAATTTTGCTCCGCAACTGAGCCGTCCTTCCAGACTAAGCTGAGCCTTCAGTAAGCGCTTCAATCCCTTATCGCCGGGGAAAGCCGCGGTGTAAACCGACTGCTCTGGTTTCAGCTGCCACTTCGAGACGTGGGCCTCGAAGGCCTTTCCGTCAACTTCGCAGACAACGCAGTGATCAAGACTCTCCATTTTCCTCTTGATCAAATTGGCACGCTGCCTCAGACCCAACCCCTTCGCCACAATCCTGCCTACTCCCCCCGTCGCGAACGTCAAAGCACTCAATCTTCCCCAAAGCCAGTGCTCCAACGGTTTCAGTCGAGTAGCAAGATCCAAGTTGTACCTAGGTGACCTGGGAAAGATCAGTCTAGGCTTGGCCAGCTTGGAGCCGCCATTGAACTTCTCGACCTTCAGAAACGCATCGATCCGCCAGTCCCTAGGCTCTACAGGACCGTCTTCTCTCAAGCTGCGTTCCGCCGCGAGGTACCGGTTGCGTAGCATGCCGCTATAACTCTCCGCAACCTGCAGGTGGCTCCAAGTTCCATCCACGTAACGCCGCGCCAAACGCCTCAGTTCCCGAAAAACTGACAGCACATCTGGGCCAAGCGGCGACGTTGCCTGAACCGGCAAGGGAGCCAGAGACCGCGTCAAAAGGGCAGCGATCTCATTGTGGGGGCAGGAGAATTGGCTTGGCTTGGTCCAAGGTAGCAAACCAGGCGCCCTTGAACAAGAGGTCGCCGTGCGGATGAGCTCGCACGCCTTCCGGACCACCCCATTGCCTTTGAAGTCGCGTGAAGTACGCCTGCAGAACAGGCACACCCAACGCAAGGGAAAGCTCCGCCGAGACAACCCCACGAACCCACTCTCTTGCGAAAGCAGGCTCACGAAGGTAAATGTGTGAGGAAAGCGCCTGGGACACCACCCTGCGCCAATCCCTCACCATTGTCCAACCACCGGCCGTAAAGACCGGACGTGAACGTCCAAACGTCACCTCCTCCAAGACAGAAG